AACGATGAAAAACGATGGTGTTATTAGCGGTATGTTTAAGTTGGAACAAGGAAAGTTTAATCGTTCGATTGAAAATCTTGTTAGAACGGAATATTCACATTTTGCGGTAGAAGGTGTAAGAAAATCGCTAAATGATGTAGGTGTTAAGCAAACACAAAGCTGGTCGGCAGAAGATGAACGTGTTTGTTCTATTTGTGGTAGACGTCATGGAAAAGAGATTAAAGATGATTGGCATCCACCGTATCATGGACGTTGCCGTTGTACTGAAATACCAATTGTTCCTGAAATTAGCGATGACATAGATAAATTGTATGAAGAGATGTTTGGTGATTTATTGGATGAATTTGCAAGTAAGCAGTGGGGCATTAAATTAAATCATCCAAAGGTTAGTGCAACTAAACTCGATTTAAAATCCGTATTAGACAAAACAAACATGCAAGAAGCTTTAGGAAAAGAAAATTATTCTAATTTTTTAGATCATTTAGATGGGATAACTGACCAAAGGGTGCTAAACTTAATAAACGTGATGGGGCATAAGTTGGAGTTTAAAGACATCAAAGAAGTAAGAGCATTTGCGCAAGGCAAATCAATTCAACTTAGTCAAAAATCATTTGATGGGGATAGGGGTGTTAATCCTTATCAAACAGTTTATCATGAGATAGGACATGCTTTGGATCATCTTGGGCTTGAAGTATTAACAGGAAAAAATACGATGCCGACAGGAAAACTAATAAAAAGAAAGCTAGGAAGACGAACCACTTTTATAGAAGAGCATATAACACACGCATCGTCACTTTCTGAGTATAACATTAAAGAAGCGCTAGAACGCGATTTTTGGAAATATGTTAACGGAGATTTGCCATCCTATAATGATTTAGGTAATAGACCTAGAAATGCGGATAAGAAAAAGGCTTATGATGACTTAAGGGCGGAAATTTATAAAAAAAATACAGAGAACTTACAAAAAACTAGAGAACGATTATCAAAAATAGTTAGGGAAAATCCTAACTCAGTATCCGCTATTTCAGATATGATTGAATCTATAGGTTCTTTAGGAGACTATCCGTTAGGTTTTGGTCACGGCAAGCGCTATTGGCAAACAACAGGTAGCACAGAAACGGAATTTTTTGCACATATGACAGAAGTGGTTGCTAACGATAAGTCAAGAGAATTAATGAAAGAGATTTTTCCGACAGCAGTAAGCCAATGGGAAAAATTAGTAGATGATATTTTAAAGGCGGTGAAATAAGTGTTTAGTTGCGAAGATGGCGCATGGTCTATTATTGATGATGCAGTTAAAAAGTATGAACAACATTTCCATGATGAGTTTCCAATATATGAATATATCGATGTAACAAAGAGTGATGACTTCGATTTTTCTATTCTAGGTGCAAAAAAATTAGCGAAATTCATTGATGAGCATATTAAAGAAAATAAATCGGTCCACGTCCCGTCAGATTACCACAGCAGACTTTACTAAGCACTTAAAGGATAACTTTGAGTGCTATTTTTATACCCTAAATTGGAGGTGAGATCATGAAAGGATTATTCGAAGCAGTGTTAAATTTAGAAGTTACTAACGGTACAGAAAAAGCCTATAAAAAAGCTTTTGAACAAGAAAATGAACGATATTTGACCAAGCATACGTTAAGAGATGGCAACGGTCATATCGTTAAAGATGAGCTTGAATCAGTTTGGAGCGGTAATTATTGCCACGTCGATATTTTGTATTCTATACCAGCTAGAAAAAGTAAATTAACTATTTCGATTGTGTCGAGAACTCTGCAAAATGTAAAAGATGCTGTCACTGATTATCAAATGCTTGGTGCTGAACTGGTCCATAAAAATTGGGAGTGATTAGATGGATCCCTATGATTACTTAGATGCAGATTATGAAGAGCATTTACTAAGAGAAGAAAAGCAATTAAAGTCTGACAAATGTTAGGCTTTTTATTTTGTCCGAAATGACGTTAAACTAGCGCAATGCTGGGCTTAATTGAATGGTGGGGCGCAATAAATGATCTAAAGCAATGCGGGGCGTGTAAACGAATCGTGGGGCGAAAGGAGAAACAAAATGAAACCAAACCTATTACCAATGGATTTACAAATGTTTGCCGAAGAAGACGGTGGTACAAACTTCACTTTCGATGATTTTAAGGCATTTGTAGAATCAAATGAAGAAGCACAAAAATTTGTACAATCACAGTCACAATCAGCTGCAGATAAACAATTAGAAGCTTGGAAACAAAATAATCTTGAAAAAATCAAGGAAACAACAATCAAGGAGTATGAAGAATCTAAGAAAAATAAAACTCCTGAACAAATTAAATTAGAAGAATTACAGGCTGAATTTGAAGCTGAAAAGGCATTACGTGTGACTAGTGATAATAAAGCTTTTGTTGCAGAAAAAATTGCTGGCTTAGATTGGGACGGAGATTTGAAAGATTCTATTTCTCAATTTATGTTAAATAATCTTGTTAGTTCAGATACTGAATTTACTAAGAAGGCTGTAGAAGGCTTTACAGAGCTTTTAGAAGCAATAAATGATAAGCATGCAGAAGCTATTAAAAATGTAGAAATGACTAAAGCTTTTGGTAATAAATCGCAACAAACCAACATGGTAACTGGTAATCAAACAAAATCGTTTGAAAATCCAGAGGCAGCATTAGGACAAAAATTACAAGCATTTATCGATTAGGAGGAAACTACAAATGAAAAAAAGTTCATTAAATAATCTTGAGTATTTAGATATTTCACAGGAAGTTAATGCATTACAAGTTCCAAATACACCATTTTTAAGCTATTTGTTAGGCGCAGGCAAAGTTGAAGCTGCCAAGTCAACTGAGATTAAATGGCGAGAATACGGCATGAATAATGATGATTCATCTGCTCAATTAGAAGGCGGAGAATACGCAGATGCGGAATCTGATCGTACATGGTTTAACAACTATACTGAAATTTTCAGAAAATCAACTTCTGTATCTGGCACATTAGATGCTATTAATGTAGATGGTGTAGGAAATGAATTGAATAGCCAAGTAGCTCTTCGTGCTACAGAAATGAAAATTGACTTAAATCGTAAATTGATTGTTGGTGTAAAGGCTGATGAATCTGGTTCTAAAGGTCGTCAGATGAACGGAATTTTAAATTTGATTAGCTCAACGAATAAAGTCGAAACAGCAGCTGCGGGGGCAGTAACAAGAAAAGATATTGATGCCTTATTTAAAACAATGTTCCAAAAAGGATACATGGGCGAAAAATTATGTTTAGTAGCACCTGATATGCAAGAATTAATGACTGATCAGTTGGATGAAAAATCAACAAAAATTGTGCAATTTGGCGATAAACTTACTTTTGGATTGCAACTTGGAAATATTGTCTCAAATTACGGTTCAGGAATTGCGTTAATTGAACCCAATTTACCTAATGGAACAATCGCAGCTATTGATACTAATTATGTAAAATTACGTCCATTACGTGAATGGCGTGCGGAAGAATTAGCAAAAACAACAGATTCAAGACGGATTGGATTAGTTGGTGAGTACTCAATTGAATACAAAGCTTCTAATTCTGGAGCAATCTTGAACTTGAAAGCCTAAAATATAATAACGAAGGAGGAAATTAAAAATGGCAACAGCAAAAAAAGAAGTAACCTATCGTGTGCTTGACAAGAAAAACTTTGTGGGCTTTATGCATCCTAAAACAAAAAAATTTATCACAGCAAACGAAAATAATGAATTTATAGTTTCAGAAGACGATAAAGAAGCTATTGAAATATTAGAACGTGCTGCAGATACTTTTAAAGTTTAGGTAATGATGCTTTATGGTTGATGAAAAAAAAGAAGAAATCGTTGAGAAAATTCAATTGATGCTACCTAACGCTTCTGAAGATAGGATTTTGTCTGTTTTAAACCTTGTTATCTTTGAAATCAATTCTTACAATACTTGTAAAATTGATATTGCTTGGGACGAGTTTGAACCACTTATAATTGAGGTTATCTATAAAGCTTTAAAAAACGAAATAGATAAGTCTGTAGCTAGTGTAAAACGTGGTGATACATCAATTAGTTATGTAGTTGAATCAAAAGACATACAATCACTCATGAAGAACTATAGCAGTGCCATTAAACGTATTTTAGGCTGTGATAGCGGGGTGTTTTTCTATTGAATGAAGCAGAAGTTTTAGCAGCTACTTATTTTGATACCTGTGTTATTGAGCGAATAAGTGATATTGAAAATGTGGAAAGCGGAATTACTGAACAAGTTTATTTTCCAATTCATGATGGCAAGTTACCCTGTGCTTTCTCTCAAGGAAGTATGGGAAACTTACCTGTAATAGAAAACAAAGAAGCGTTTAAGTTTAATATCTCTTATGAAGAACAAAAACTTTTTTTAGAACCTAATATAAAAGTTAAAAAAGGAGATAGAATAACTATTACTCAAGGTACAGGTCAAAAACATGTGTTATTTTCAAAAAAACCTTTTTATTATCCAAGCCATATAGAAGTAGTGCTATCAGGAAGTTCAATTGATGAGTAAAAGCGATCTTAGAATGAAATCAAATGCTGATAAAGTTATTGCAAATTTAAAGAAAATGACACCCATTGCTGAAAAAGAAGGTGCTGCAATGGTGAATGATTCGTTAGCTAAAATTTATCAGTTAATTGTACCTATGACACCAATTAAATCGGGTGATTTAAGACGAGGTTATCGAATCATTAAAGCTAGAAAGCTGTCTAGTGGTCGTATCGTGGGAGCATTGATTAATAATGAAAAATATTTTAGATATGTAAACGATGGCCACCGAACAAAAAATGGCGGATTTGTTAAAGGCAGATTTATGTTGCAAAAATCTAATAAATTAGCTAATGCAACATATATTCCGAAACGATTTAAACAAATGGCGATTATCATTGTTAAGAAAGGATAGATATGTACGATAAAATTTTAAAAATGCTTACTGACACAATAAAACAGTTCTCGGATGCACCTATCTATCTTGATAATGTGATGCAATCGTCAGAACCGTTTTATTTCGTTTTGAGCGTAGAAGAAAGCATGACTGATAATGTAGGTCAAAACGTTCAAAATAAAGCATACAATGTTGATATTGCACTGGTTGATAGTAAGAAAGATAAACAATTAGTAAAAAGCCTAACAGAAAGCTGTGGGGCTTTTTTTAATGTGTTGAATTTGGACGGAAACGAATTGTTTCCAGAAGATTATCAAACGTTTAAAACAGACGGAATTCAACATATCAATTTTAATGTTGCGTTCCCTCAATTAATTGAATGGAGTGAAAAATAGATGGCAAAAAAGAAAAATGTAAGTGTCATTTCTGTAGAGAAGCCAACGTGGTTCCCACTAACAGACGAAACGGGCGCTTTTCCAGTTTACGGAGCGCCAATTACAATCGGTACTGCTGTAAGTATCAAACCAGATGTTACAACAGAAACAACGCCTGACTATGGCGATAGTGTAGTTCAAGATCAGTATGTTGCATTTGGTGGTGCAGAAGTTACTTTAGAAACAAACGGCTACCAAAATGAAGTTTTAGCTGAAATTACAGGGGGAAAAAAATTAAAGGGTGGCGTATTGCGGTCTGCGGATGATATTGCATCAGATGGCGCATTTGCTTATCGTCGCCGAAAATCGAACGGTAAATATCGCTATACGATTTTCTATAAAGGAAAATTTGCTTTAACATCTGATGAAACATCTACATTAGAAGGAAGTTCAGTATCTTATACCCATCCAGAATGGACGGGGTCTTTCGTTGATGTTCCAGGGTTGGGTTATATGTATTCCGTGGATGAAGACGATGAAGGTGTTGACTTAGAGATGATTAAAAACTGGTTTACTGAGGTAATGGATCCACGTAAAGAAAATACTACTGCTGTTACTGGTGTAACTTTAGACCAAACAGAGTTAAATTTAAAAGTTGGCCAAACAGCAACCTTAACACCGACAATTACACCAGATAACGCCTCAAATAAAAAATATCAGTTCCGTTCAGAAAGTGAGGCTATTGGAACTGTAACACCAATTCAAGGGAAGGTTACTGCTGTAGGAGAAGGGACAACGGAAATCGTAGTCACAACAGAAGATGGTAACTTTACCGCAAAATGTACATTAAATGTAACAACAGCAGATTAAAAATAACAGTTTAGGACGACCTTGTCGTCCTATTTTATATGGAGGAATTAAAATGGCAAGTAAATTTCAACAAAAAATTAAATTAATGATTAAAGATGGAAGCAAATATACTACAAAACAATTCACGTCGGCAGAATTTTTACCAGGTTCAGTCATGGATACAGGTACGGATTTACAAATCAGGTTAGAAGAAGCAACAAAAACAAATGATATGGAAGCAATTCGTCCTATTTTAAGAGAATGCTATGACTTTATTGCTGACGTTATTTTTGAAAAACAGTTTACTGGACAAGAATATATTGACGGTATGGATGCTCGTGAATTATTGAAAATTACAGCTCAATTGTTAGGTTCTGTTACTTCTGGTTATGATGCAATTTATTCTGAACAGAAAAAAAAGTAACGGAACTTTTATACCATCCTCATTTTAAGTACACGCCACAATATCGAGAAGCAGAACTAAAAAGTTCGCTTCTTGAGAATGGGTGGACTTTAAATGAGATCGAAAACACAGATTTAAACGAGCTTTTGAAAATTTATGCATTTAAAGATGCTGTAGACGAATTTGAAAATATCAAATATCTTGATGAAAATACTATGTTCTAAGAGGGAGGGGGTACTTTTTGAACAATGAAGACTTAGTCTTAAAAATGATACTGGATGAATCTGGCTTTTCACAAGGATTAAATTCAGCAGTAAAAAAGTTACAAGGCTTTGATGTTGAAGTTGATAGAACAGGACAAAAAGGCGGCCGATCTCTTGGGAGCATATGGACGTC